TTAGATCGCATTGATTTTCCTCGTATTTTTCGGGGTCTTTGTCCCACTGTTTTCCACCGAGCCCGAAAGTGGGACAGTTTCGTTCTCGGTTTGACGCGGCACCATGAGGTGCGCGGCATCTCCAGCAAGCCGCTTCCGGTTTGCCTTGCGTGTGTAGAGAGCGGCCATCTTCGGATCAGACCAACCGTAGATCGCCATGAGTTGGGGCTCGCTCGCCCCGTTCTCGGCTGCGATCGTCGCGCCGGCCTTGCGTAGGCCATGCGGTGAGCAATGAGGCAGCCCGGCCTCAGTGCACCAGTCCCGGAACTTATTGCCGAAACTGTCTCCGCTCGCCCACGCGCGGCCATGATCCGAAATCATGAAGGTCAGATCGCCCTTCTCAGAGGTGGCGTCGATGACCTCCCGCAGTTCAGGCAGCACGGGGATCTCAATCTCGACGTGCTTCCTGAGCCGGTTCTTGTAGACACGGAATTTCAGTTGGCCGTCTCGTATATGCTGCCGACCCAACTGAACCACGTCCGAGCGCCGTGCGCCGGTATAGAGTAACAGCGCAAGCGCGAGGCGCGCCTTGGTGCCAATCGGATGGCGCTGCTCGTACTGACGCACCTCTTCGACGGTCCACGTGTGCCAGCCTTCAGGATTGTGGCTCCGAAGCTTTTTCACGCTGGCAGTGGGATCGGCTGGAATGTGCTCGTAATCAACGGCGAAGGCGAAGAGCCCGCGCAGGGCCTTCAAAAAGGTGTTTGCTGCCTCTGGCTTGTCCTTCCGGCGGTCCATGCCCTTGCGGATGACCTTCGCAGTAATGCTCGAGATCGGCTCGTCGCCAGCCTTCTCACACAGCGCCTCTAGCTCGCGGCGCCGTATTTTGCGGGTCCGCGGCGACGGGCAGCGATCTGAAAAGAATGCGGAGCCTAAGTACTCCTCGACAAGCCACCGGACCGTGTTCGGCTTTGCCTTCGGGCGCTTGGCAGATGGCTCCGATTGGAGCTTGCCCTCGACCGCGAGCCGATAGGACTCCATGAAGGGTTCGGACCACGGAATGCCCTTCAGTCTGATCTTCTTCTGGCCAGGGCGCCGGAAATAGATGCGGGGATTGCCATGGCGGTCCACGTCTTCAGTGCAGTACTTGGGCAATCTGTGGGGCATATTAGATCTCGATCTCACGGCCATTGGTGGCCTCTTCGGGATCGGAGATCAGATCAGCAGCCATGTCTAGCTTGCGGATGTCCCACCGCACGCAGCCATCTATCCGGCACGGCTTGGGCATTCGGCCATCTGCAACCATCTGGTCGAACTTTGTCGGACTGACGTCGATGTAGAAGGCGGCATCCTCACGCCGCAGGAACCGGCGTGGCCGGATCTCAAACCTGGCATACGTAACGGGAGTGGGATGCGCTTCACGTCGGGACATTTACTCACCCTCTTCATACGCGAGGTGGCTTTTCAGGCGATCGATGTCTGATTTCCTCGCAGTGAGCGGGCTTGTTCTGCCGTTGACTTTGTGAGCCTGGAGAATGCCCTTGGCTGCCCAGCGGCGAGCGGTGCGCTCGGAGATCCCGAGCGACCGACCGATGACTTTTGCGCCGCGGATGAGACGGTCACTGCTCATTCTCCGTCTCCCGTCGGCAAATAGCCGTCTTCGGTAAGACCAAAGCGGGAGATTTCATGCGCTCGCTGATGCCGCTTCCGGAGCTCGCGATATCGGGTCTCTTCCCCCGATTGCATGATCACCTTGCGGCCCTCGTCATCCTGTGAGACGTCTTGGATCCATAGGGCTTCCAGCCGCTTGTACTCCGCGGTCTCATCGAAGCTCAGGCCCACGAGGCAGTTCCGGCCTTGATCGTCCTTCGTCCAGATCCCGAAGAAGTCATGCTCCGGGGAATAAGGGTTCTCGAACTTGGGCTCTGGAACGTCGAAGGATGGGATGGGCTCCTCATTGACGACAGCATTCAGCTTCGCGATCGTCTCATCGATCAAGCGATCCACGTCGATAACCTGGCAGGCGATCGGGAGGGGCGAAGCCTCCTGGCCGTCCTTGATCGGAACGAAGGCCCAATCATCACCCGCCTTATTCGGATGGAAGGCCATGGCGAAATGCCGGCATCCCTCGAGGGAGGTTCCTGTCAGCCTGCCACTCGCCCGGCGCTCAACCTGATCAGCCAGGATGTAGACCCACCGTAGCGGGAAGCCGATCCCGCTGGCGATGATGGCAGTGTTGATCTTCAGAATGTCGCCGCCAGTGAACATCCGGCGACGGCCTGTGCCAGGGTTATGCTCGCTGCGGAGCGTAACCTGCTTGCGGTCCAAAATGCCCTTTAGGGTGCCGCTCGAGGTGTCGCAAACCCTGAGGACGTCATCCCGCGAGAATTGAGGATCGTAGAGGATCGGGGGGAAGAGTTCGATTACCATGAGCCTAAAGATAACAGCCTGTTATCTTCGCGGCAAGAGCGAGATAACAGCCTGTTATCTTAAACTGCGGACAACTTCGGACACTCTCCCTGCTGGCTAGGCGGAATACGCCTTCATGCGGAGCAGATCCCGGACCATAGCCAGCATGATCGTCTCGTCTGTCGGGCCATTCATCTCAAGGTGCCGGGCGAACTCGCTCTCAATCTCGTCCTCGCCACCCATGAACCAGGCATAGACACGGGCCTTGACGGCCAAGCCTTCCATGGTGCGGGCGGGTATCAGTGCGATCCGCTGGCGAAGGTCACTATCGATCTTCGCCAAGCGCTCTTCCTCGGCATAGGCTGCCGTAAGACCGGCCTCCTTTTCCGCTCGCACGCGGGCTGCCACCCATAGGTCATAGGCCGCCACGATCTCGTCGGCCCGCGCCTGTGCGTTCGGATCAGGAACCCATGCACAGACCTGCTCTCCGTTCGGGCCTTCTGTGACTTGGCTCCAATCCTGTTTAAGGCGAGGCTTGGCCCTCAGTTCATCGATCCGGTTCACATACCAGCGTCGGCCGTTCTGATGGTCGCGAGCGCCTACGATCCCAAGAGAGAAGTCGCCTTTCTGTTCGAACAACTCCTCAGGGTGGTCAGGCGCGATCTGCTCGAAGCGCGCTTCAGCGGCATCGAAGGCCTTGCGGTTCGCGTCGAGGGCCGCCGCACTTGCCTCCCACTGGCGACCGAGCGCCAGGAGATCCGCGTCGGGATGCTTTTCGGCATAGACCGGCGCCGCCGCAACGGCAGCCATCGGAATTGAGGCGCCGAGGCCTGCAAGGATCGAGCGACGTGTGATATGGAATTGGGTAGCCATGAAGCGCTCCTAATAGCGTTGAATGGTCAGGCCGCGCTGGGTGCTCGTAACACCCAGCGCGGCCGTTGCGTTTGTATGTCGCTTAGGGATACAATCAGCATACAGGTGGATTGTCAACCGGACCGATATACAAAATGCAAGACGAGAAGAAGACTGCTGTTTTCCAGGTCCGCATGCGACCATCAGTGAAAGCTGCCGGGGAAAAGGCTGCCGCCGATGACAGTCGTTCTCTTGCGTCCCTCATGGAAAAACTCCTGATCGAGTACTTGAAGGAAAAGGGCTACCTGAAGTGAGCGATAGGGTGCGGCCCAGATGGACCCAATCGCGGTGGGGGGTCCCCGTCCTGGGCATTTTGCTACTCTTCAACCTGCTGCTTTTCGTTGCCAACCAACGGGATCTGCTTTCGATCCTGGCAGCGCTTCCTCAGCCAGTAGCAACCTTAATTGCGGGCATCGTAGGCCTCGGCACGATCGCGTGGCAGACGCGGCGTGGTTTTCAAAACCTCATTGCCTCGCAGGAGCACCGTGCGACGCTCGACCGAGATGCCCGTATTCATCAATCTGAGCTCGCGGACGAGCAAGCACAGCGGCAGACGGATCGCGAAACAAAAGTGCTCGCAGCTTCAGTACACGCGGAGCTTTTTGCTCTGCATCGCCAAGTACACAACACGATACAGTCGATTGTCGTGCAGAAGCATATGTACGAAAAGCTCCTACAAGCGAAGAGCACAAGCCTATTTGAATATCGCTTCCCACGATTTCGAACTACAGTATTTGACGAGAACATTTCAAAAATCGGCCTGCTAGGACCTTCGATTGCAGGAGACGTTATCTCAGTCTATGCCACTCTGAGAGTCGAACTCGAGCCAGCTGTACTTAAGGATGCGCCAGCCGATATCATGATTTCTTTGCTCGAGGGGCTGCTAGAGACATATAGAGATCTGGGCGGCGAAATTGTCCACGTTGGTGGAAGGCTTAGCCACGTACAGTTTGGCAACCCAGATCCGGGAACGCTCGTGGATTTCAGGCTGAAGCGCGACGCTGCAAAAGCAAGAGCTAAGTAGGCTGAATCACTTTCCTCAAGTTTGAGGTCACCTGCCCCTCAAACCCAAGCGCCACAAGGGTTTGAGAGTAGTGAATCCACACTATGGAAATCACCGCCCAGCAAGGCGGGAGGGTTTCGCGCGCCTATGCTCGGTAGAGCCTTCTACAGTGAGGACTCGTTGATCTAGGTTTCCCCGCCCGCTAGGATCATGTGAAACCAATGGGGCAGAGCGTGACGGAAGAAAGCAACGAAGGTGTTGATGGTACAGTCCACAAAGCTTCTGATATGCAAGAGTTCATATTCGAGGTTCCGCTTTACCAGAAAACCACCCTCAAGAACCCTCAAGATTTTTCTCGGACCCTCAGGAACGAGGCAAACCCGTTCGATGCATTTTGCCCGCATTGCAACAACGAAAGTATATTCGAGCGCAGTGGGCCCCATTATGGGGGTACACATGGTAACGGCAGGTACGATCTAAACTATAAGTGTCGGAGGAATTCCGATCACAGTGTCCTCGCTTTTGTGCTCAAGTCTAATGACACTTTTACTAAAATTGGTCAGTTTCCATCATTGGCCGATATCGCGCAGAAGGATGCTGCACCGCTTGTAAAGCAGCTTAGCAAAACTGATCGGCATGAGTTCAGTAAAGCAATAGGCCTAGCTGCTCACGGTGTTGGCATTGGTTCGTTCGTTTATTTGCGCCGGGTTTTTGAGCGTCTGCTAGATCGCAGATTTGAACTCCACAAAGATCAAGTTGACGCAGAGCAATATCGCAGATCAAAAGTCGTTGATAAGATCGATATGTTGCAAGATTACCTGCCGAAATTCCTGGTAGAGCATAAGACGATCTATGGAATACTTAGCGTCGGAGTTCATGAACTCTCCGAAGAGGCCTGCCGCTCTGCCTTCCCACTTATGAAAGAGTCGATTGAAATAATCCTCGAAGAAGACCTGCGCCTCCGGAAGGAGGAGGAGCGGAGGAAAGCTCTCTCGACTGCTATAAACAAACTGAACGCAGACATATCGGCAAGCCGCACTAGGAAGTAGGGCTTTGAAGATCCTGCGAGCACCGTGACCATCCCGAAGACCAAGCAGTCTTGTGGGCTGATCCTTGCCTCGTTCAGGCCACCCTTGTTCCCGCGCCCACCTGCTTTCGTCTCAACTTGAGACGAAAGGTTTTTGAGTTCTGTAAGTTCGACCCACCGGGCCACCTGCTCATCCCGTTCAAGGGCGGTCAGTTCAGCTCAAGGCACCTGAAAGAGGTCGGCCCCTTCCAAGGGAAAGGCCTCGCCACCCGCTCTTCCAAGTAAGTGAAGAGGCCCTGGTCCTTGAAGGCCGGATGTCGCTAGCCCTCGGCTATGGAATGGCTGATTGGGAGAAGGGTTTCAGCTTGGCCGAACAAAAACCCTCTCGCACTGCCTCATTGATCAATAGAACTGCTGGCCTAGCTCTGGATTGCGGCGCCCTCCCTTGGGGCCGCAGGTGCCCTGGCCGGTTTCCTCTTCCGACACCTCGGCCAGGGCACCTCGTGAGTTCGTAGAAATGCCCGCAGGCCTCTCAAGTGTGGCATGTGTGCGCCACCCGAAACAAAACCTACACGTGCACGCCTCATCAGGCATGCTTTGCTGTTGCGGAGTCGACCTAGGTTATCCTTTCCTAGCCGGACCGATTTTCGGCTATGGGGCAAACAATGCGTATGACTATCGCCGGCGCCGTTGCGCTCGGCTTGGTTCTTTCCGGCTGCCAGACAGTTCAGCACCAGACCGCCAGCGGTCGTCCCGAGATCACGGTCGCCCGGCCAGCGGCAGATGTTAAGTCGGCTTGGGCCGGCTACTTGGTCAATCGTGGCTATACGATTACGAAGGACACGGACCTCCAGGTTGTGGGTGAGATCGTACCCAATAATGCGATGGCACACATGTTCTTTGGAAGCCGTTATGATGGGGTTCCGAAGGCCCGGCTCACCGCAACTTACCTCTCCATCGGAGGAGGCACGCGCATGGTTGTCGATCCGGCCATCGTCACAAACCCAGGCTCAGCATTCGAACGGGTTACTCCGCTGAATAACCATCCGGACACGGCCGGCATCCAGCAGACCATGAACGATCTCAAGGAAGCCCTTGATAGAGGCCGGAAGCCGGGCGATGCCGTTGCCGACGCAATCGCCAAGTCAGATGTAAGGCGAGCGGCCTCTCAGCCCACTCAAGCGGCACAGGCGGCCGGCAGTTCTCAGCAACAGGCTCAGTAAGCGAGCACACATGAGAGAGGCCGGGCAGCCTTGCGGACTAATCCCGGCCTAGGCACCTTTGGACTAGGACAAAGCAAGGAGAAAACTTGTCTTCCACGAGTGACAATCCCGTCAGTAATATAACCGGCTCGCCTGAGGGTACGGGCAATACGAGACTGACAAAGTTTCCCGTCGTGAATCTGAAAGAACTCGCAGATCTTCATTGGGCTAATCCGGACATCCTGCGCCAGATCGAAGCCGCACTAGCTCCCAAGTCCACTCCGGCCGCTGTTAGGCTACAGATCAGAATTCAGGATAGGCTATCAGAACTTGAAAGCCAGTCGGCACATGGGGCTGTAGCTGAGATTTCTCAGGAGGAGCCCCCAGCAGTGCTGGTGAAACTCGAAGGACAAGGATCACATGAAGCATCGAAGACGCTCGAGCAGGTTCACACAGACAGATTTTGGTACGTTCAGCATGAAGGTCAGAATAAGGGACCTTACGAATTTACTAAACTTGTGCATCTGATCTCGGCTCATAAGATTGCACCCACTACCTTGGTATGGAGAGCTGGTTGGCTCGAATGGAAAAAGGCGAGTGACGTGCAAGGGCTTTTTAGTCCGCCAGATTTGTCTGCTTCGCACGCAAACAAAAGCGCGCACCTAGAAAATCAAGGTAGATCTGATGCACTTGGCGCGATCCAGAACAGACATAATAACGAAATAGCAATAAGCCATGAGCCGGAGTCTGCGTTCACGAAGTATTTCATCGGGAGCAACTGGTTATATGGATTGATATTACTGGTGATATTTGGCGTATTTGTTGCATCCCACAACCCTGTTGTCGGCACGGTTATTGTTGGGGGCGCTGCCACAGGAGTTGTGACGCAGTTGCTGGTTCTTACTTGGCGCAAGACGGCTGGCAAGCCGTTACATAGAGTGCTTGCCGTTCTTGGGGTTCTGATAATTGCGGCCATTTCTCAAATGGTCCTTTCCGAGATGAGCCGGCACTTATCTTCTGCTGTGCTCCGCAACACGGGAATTCGAGTGCAATAGATCTCCAACAGCCGGTGTTGTTCTTACCTTTCCTCAAATCACCAAGAGTCCCATCGGGCGCTCCTCAAGGTTCTCGTAAATGGATGGCCCGCCGTTCCTGGCATCGGCGCGGCCCGTCGCCATGGCAGCCGCCACGATGCAATCGATCGCCTGCGTGCTTTTGCGCTTCGACAGGTAAGGGAGCCCGGTGTCGCCGTAGATCGGCACGGCATTTTGCACGCACCACCGGAGCACCGGGTGGCCGCCATGACGGAAACGGCGGGCGATGATGGCTTTCTGCAATTCGTTGTAGAACGGCCCCATGGTCATAGGTCGCTGCGGCAGCTCGACCGCCGGCAGATCGTCCGCAATGAGGTTGCCCATGATCTTTGCGGCGAACTTCGGATCGAACGCGATCTCCTGCACGTCGTAGGTGTCGCAAAGCTCCCGGATCTTGGCCTCAATCACGGTGTCATCGATCAGGTCGCCCGGGATGACAGTGAGCAAACCTTCGTCGCGCCATTGCTGCCAGGGAACGTCCGGCAGTTCCTGCGCCCGGCGCTTGAAAGCTGCCTCCGGGAGGAAGGGGAACGTCAGAACCTGCCAGCCGCTGTCCTCGTGCGGGAATGCCGCCACAATGGCAGTGAGGTCATAGCTCTTCGACATGTCGACCGCGAGCCAACAGGCCTCGCCCTCGAGGGCATCCTCGTCGATCGGATCGGCTGCCTCGTCATAGATCGCCATCTCCACCCAGCCGGCCGCACTGCCGTCCGACCAGATGTTGAGGTGTGTCTGCTTGAAACCTTCCCGGAGCTTTGGAAGTTCGCGGGCAAGCCGCGCCTCGGCCCGCAGCTCGTCGAGATCGGGGAAACCCTCGTCCAAGCCTGGATTGACCAGGCGCCAGAGTTCTTCGTCTTCCCAATCCGCGCGGGCATCAGCCTGGAACAGGATCGGCAGGAAAGAGGGATCTTTTGCCGGGTCGTTGTGGCACCTGAGGGCATACTGGAACAGCTCCCAGCAGATCCCTTCCGGGCGCTCGCCGGCCGTCGTGATCACGATGGTGAGGGAGCCGGGTGTTTTGGAGACTCCAGTCTTCAGAGCATTCCAAAGGCTGAAGCCGCGCCACACGTGGAGCTCGTCCGCCAACACGAAGACAGGTGTCTTGCCGTGCTGCGCATCACCGTCTGCCGAGATGGCGACATAGTTGCTCCGGCTCTTCTTGTGCTCGATCCGGTTTTTCGTGTCCCGGAGCCGGGTTGCATCCAGTAGCCGCGGATCGGCGCGAATCATGTCTGAGGCCTCATCAAAGGCAAGGCGGGCCTGTGTCCTGTCGCTGGCGGCCGAGACCACCTGACCGCCCGGGCGCTGCTCCGGGCCGATGGTGTGGCCGAGAGCCAGGACAGAGGCGAGTGTGGTCTTGCGGGCGCCTCGAGGCAGGAGAGCGAAGACGGTTTTCACCTGGCGCTTGCCGCTCTCGTCGGAGGGGCCATAGATCCGCTCGATGATCCGGCGCTGCCATTTGGACTTGAGAGGGCGCCTGTCGGGACCGTCTGCCTTCGGATGCTGCAACAGGTCCGCAAACCGAAGCATGCGCTCGGCCCGGCCTTGAGGATCCGGGATGGGGCTGTCGTCAAATACCCAAGTCGGAATAAGGGTCGTCATAGCCCTCTTCTCCCTCGGGTGGCTTGCCGGCCTTCATGCGTGAAGCGGGCGTGAGGCCCAACTCCGCAGCAAGGCGGCGCTGTTCGGTCAGACTCTGGAACATGGTCTGGAAAGCCGGGTGGCGCTTCGTGCCTGTGTTTGTCTCGACAGTGTCGCCTTCCCGGGCAATAGTTGCCTGGGAGCGGCGAACGGTCCCGGCTGCGAGGCAGTAAGCCTCGACAGTGCCCATGTCGGTATCGGTGAGAACCTTGCGCTTGATCAGGCTCGGGAGGATGCGCTTCCACTCATCCTTCGCCTCATCCGGCAGCCAAGCCGGCGGACGCGGGACCTTGGAGAGGCCGCCCTCGATCATCTGAAGGTTTGGCTTGCGACCGCGCATCAGGCACCTGTCGCAGTGGTGTGAAGCTCGATCCCTTCACGGCGGCCGAGTTCTCTGACCTCGTGGATGTCGTGCTGCCGGCTGTCATAGATGATCCGGTGAGCCGTGGTGATGCCATCCATCCAGCGGATGCGGAAGACCACGCGGCGCTCCGGGGTAATGGCGGAGGCCTGGATGAACTCCCGGCCGGTCTCCTGCTGCACAGAGGCCCAGACGTTTGCCATCTCGGCCCAGGTCGGCACCTCGTTCCCGTATTCGTCCGGAACGGATGTGTAGTGCTCGATCGAGATCCGCCGATCCATGAGGCCTGCGCGCATCAGAACCCCCGGATCCGGTAATCAGCCACCAGGTCCTGCCAGCCGATCGGCGTCTCCATCATGGAGCCGGATGCGACCGTGACGGCCTCCCGGTTCTTGTAAAGATGCCCGACAAGCATCTTGATCGCGGTGCGGATAGGCTCCGGAACGTCCTCCGGCGCATCTCCATAGCCGGCCGTGAAGGTGACGGAGACCCTGCCCGGGGAGTACGGGATGAAGGGCCAGGACTTACCGCACACGGGGCTGATGGCTGTCAGATGATCATCGAGAAGGCCCGCGACCATGTAGGCGTCGGCTGCGAGGGTCTGCTCGATCCCAGTTGTGTCTCGGTAGGTGATGGCGCTCACGGCACTCACAGGAGCGAAGGGGAGATCGATCACCCGCGGGAAGCCGTCCAGAGTGGCCGTCCATGTCTGGGTAATCAGCGCTCGTCCCAGGAGCCCGCGCGGGCCATCCAGCTTCTGCCGTGCCGTGGTGATGAGGTTCGAGAGGAGATCGTCCTCGAGATCATTGGTGACGCGCAGATGATCCTTCACCTCATCAAGGGTGACTGGCTCGACCGCCGGCGGGGTGATGAGCTGAAGCCTCATGGTTCAATCCTCCGGCCGAAGCCACCCTCAGTCAGGACGGCCTTGCGGCTGTTGCAGCGGCGGTTCATGGGCTGCCAGTTCGATCGGCTCCAGAAGAGCCGCTTGTCGCCTTTATGAGCCTGCTTGTGATCCACCATGTCGGCGGGCTTGCCGCAGCCGCAGGCGCAAAATCTGTTCTCGGGAAGAGCGAGGAAGGCCTTGCTCTCTCGCTCCCACTTGCTGTTGTAGCCCCGTTCCCGAGCGCTGGGACGGCGCGCGTCGACACGGCGCTGCCTCTCCCGTTCGCGCCCGGCCTGACAAGGGCAAGCGCCCCCGGCAGCAATCTTGTGGCCGCAACTGCAAATCCGGGGCGCCCGCATCGTCATGAACTAGGCCCGCGCCGATGCCCGAGGATGGCCATCACGGCGATACCGGTCCCCTTCGTGCTCTTGCCCTTCGGCGCCAGGGAGAGGCGCACATAGCGGCGATGCCCCGTGGTGCCTCCGGTGTAGCCGAACGGGGCATCAAGGCCGGCCTCGCCCAGCACGTTGTTAGGGCGGACAAGTTCCCATTCCTTACCGTCGTCGGAATGTTCCATAGCAAGCTCGAAGCCACCGGAGCTGCCGCCCTCGACCATGGAGATGGCGAAGGTGAGTGAGTCATAGCCGGCCGTGTCGACGGACTTGCCCTCTGCCTTGCCGGAATAGACACCCGGCTCGATCACAGGGACCACTTTGATGTTGCTGCGATTGTCACGCATGGGCTGTCCTCCTGTGAGGGGAAGCGGCCTTAGGAGGCCGCCACCTTCACCTTCACGAAGCGGTCGGGATGGGTGACATCGCCGCCCACACGCTTGCGAGCGTGGAAGGTCGTGATGCCGTTGCGGGCGCGGGTGTAGGGATCGCGCAGGACAGAGAGGCCAATGCGGTCCACGATGCGGTAGCCGGACCAATCACCGAACACGATCGGGAAGGCTCCCGCCGCGACATCGGGCATGTCCACTGCCTCGATCACCGGACGGCCCAGGAGGGTCGACGGAGTGCCTTCAGTGACCGGGTTCATCAGCAGATAGCGGCCCTGGCCGTCCTTCCACTGGCTCATGATGCCCATGGTATTGCGGTTCATCAGCCAGGCGCCACGCTGCGCATAGGCAGACGGCAGGGCGTAGTAGGCCTTCACGATGGCATCAGCCGGGTCCGTGGCCGCAAAGCCATCGGCCTTCCCGGTGATGATCTCCGGAATACCCGTCGCCGTGAGGATGCCCCGCGGCTGCTTGGTGCCCGTGCCGGCGACGAAGGCGGCGCCCTCTTTCTTGCCAAAGGACTCGGCGTAATCGAGACGGAGCTCTTCCTCGAGATTGTAGGCATTGTCCTCCAGGAGCTGGTTCGACACTTCCGTGAAGGTCGCCAGTTCCCAGGGCGTGAGGCTCATCTGGTCGAAGACAGGCTCGGAGGCCGTGCGGTCCTCGATCTCGTCCACCCAATAGGCCGTCGTGCCGGAGACGCGCCGCGGATAGCGGATCTCGGGGCCGGTGATCTGCACCACGCGGGCATAGTTCCGGATGGGCGAGAACTCCACCATGTCCTTGAAGAGCTCGGCGCCGATCGTCTCCGGAGCGAGGTAGCCGGCGGATGGATCGTTGGCGACAGTGAGGGTCTTCACCTCGTCGGCCGGCATGCGCTCGATGCCGCGACGGAGGAAGGACTCGAAGGCCTTGCGCTCCTGATCGTCATCCGTCTTGGTCGATCCGGTGCCCGGGCGATTGAGCTTCGTCTCCAGTTCGTCGGCGCGGTCCTTCGCGGCCTTCACCTCGTTCTGCAGACCGGCCATCTTCTCCTCGAAGGTGGCTTGCAGGGCTGCGATGGCGGCCGGAACGTCGTCCGGACCGCCCTCTTCCTTGATCTCAAGGGCTGCGCTCTTGGTTTCGAGCGCTCGGGTAGAGAAGTGCTTCATGTGTTCCTCACAGAGAGCGGAGCGCCGCCGTGGCGCGGTTGAGAGCGGCAACGATGGATCGCGCCCGCTCGGGATCGTGCTCGCCCTTGACGGCCGAAACGGTCGCATCGGGGAGCATGGGGAAGGTCACGATGGAGATCTCTCGCAGATCCACTTCATCGAGGTATCGAAGGCCCTTCTGGCGATCGATCGTGTCTTTGAGGGCGCGGTAGCCGATGGAGAGGCCGTCCAAGGCCCCTTCCTTCATCAGCGCATAGGTCTCGGCGCCCTTCGTTGTGTCCCGGATCAGGCGGCCCTTCACGTGCAGGCCGCGGCTGTCCTCGGAGATGGCTGTCCACACGCCGATCGGCTCATCCATGAAGTGCTGCCGGAGCATCTTCACCTTGTTCGCCGGGCGGGCCTGGAGGGACTTCGTGAAGGCTCCCTTGCGCACGACATCGCGGCCGAGATCCACCTTGCCCCACACGCTGGCATAGCCCTCGAATTCGCCACCGTCCGAGACAGCCTTCGTGTCGAGTTCAAGCGTGAAACCGCTTTCGATCTTCATTCCTAAGGCTCCTCAGAAGTTGTGTCCGAGGCGGCCTGGACGTTCGGGTTGATGAACTCGTCGCCGCCTTCGTAGGGCGGACGATTCTCCATGGCGCGGGCCTCGTTCGGGTTGATCACCCGGGATGCGATGAGCTGCTGATAGGCGCTGGCGCGGGCTGCGAGATCGGCGCGCTGGAAATCGTCCACCAGGAACTCGGCAAAGAACTTCTGCCGCTCGTCCTTCGTGAAGACGGCGCGGCGAAGGGCTCCCTCCCACTGCTTCAGCCAGGGCATGAGCGTGTAGGTGAGAAAGACGCGGCCCATCTCTTCCGAGTTCGACCAGGTGGCGCGTCCAAGCTCCATCAGGAGGTGCGGCGGGACGCGGAAGATGCGGGCAATCTGCTCGATCTGGAACTTGTTGAGCTCCAGGAACTGCATGTCGACCGAATTGAAGCTCAGAGGCTCAAAGCTCATGTCCTCCTCGAGGACAGCCGTGCCGCCTGCATTGTCGCCGGAATGGGCGTTGTTCCAGGCGGCCCGGATGCGGGCAACTGCGTCTTTCGAAAGCTTTCCGGCCAGCTTCAGGACGCCGCTGGGCCGGCCGCCGTTGCCGAGGAGACGGGCTGCATGCCGCTCCTGCGCGATGGCGATGCCAATGGCCTCGGCTGCGAGTCGTACCGGGCTCTTGCCGATAAAGCCGTCCGTCGAAAGGCCGTGAATGTGAATGATCTGGTCGGGCATGAACACCCGCTGGCTCTTGCCCTCAGTGAGGGCATAGCGGGGCGCCCCGGTCTCGGTGTTGATGGAGACGGCAGTCGGCGCCAGGCGGATGATCTCGCGGACGGTGCCGCCGACGCGGTTCACGAACCCGTAGCCATTGCCGTGCAGGAGGGCGTCCGTCTGAAGCTGGAGCTTCAGGTCATAGGCGCTCTGCCATTCGTTGGCGTCGTCGTGCAGAAGGGCGTAGGCCGGGTGTGCGGTGGCCCGTGCCTTCGAGCCATCTTCGCCGCGCTGGTAGGTGATCAGGGGGAGCTGCGCGACCGCCTCGGCAATCACGCGGACGGCACAGGCAACAGCCGGCACCCGAAGGGCGCTCTCGGCTGAGACAGAAATGCCGGAAGCTGTTCCAGGCAATGCCCCGAATAGGGCCAGGAGTTCTTCACCGGGCGCGGCAAGCGTCCAATTCTTTTGCTCCTGCTCGTCAGTCTTCTTGCGGCGCCAGTGGAACATAAACTCTCCGAAACTAGAGAGATTATGTGCCTGAAAGCCTTACCTAAGAAGGGTTTAGGCGCATAAACTACGGACAACTTAGGACAGCGCCGAAAGTCTTTCCCCAGAACTGCTCAATTTCCAGTGTGTCCCGCGGAAAGGAGGGGGGCGCGGTCCGCTGCTGCGGAGCAAAGTCTGCCAAGACCGGGGGCTTGACGAACGTGCAATATTGGACTCATTTTGTACTTCGTACGAATGAGACTCAAATTGGATGACTGTTATGGCCCCGCGAAAGACTCCCACTGGTTCAAAGCTCCTTGCCAATAAGAAGGCTCCTAAGAAGAGCCCTCCGAAAAGGAAGAAGTCTCTGTTCTACAAGTTAACACCGGCGCGAGAGGCACTTCCTGAACTAATCCGTAGGGTTGATAGGGAAGGTGTCACCATCATGATAGGCGGCTCTGAGACGAAGCCTTACTTCCGCCTGTACCCAGATGACGAGGATATTGAAGTCGTAGAAGAGAAGTCAGCCGACAGTGCACGGAAAAGCTTTAAGACAACTTGCGATCGCATTCGCTATCAGGATGTGCGGTTCAGGCTGACTGCCGCAGGAGGACACTCTGCCCTATTGGAGCACCACCCCGAGGATCGGGAGCGCGCGAAAAAGGTGTTTGGCGAGGATGCCGTCATTCTTGGCCCTCAACTCACCCAAGATATCCAAGCCATGACGAGCGCAATCGGCCTTTTACAGGACACTCAGCGTGAGACTGTAGAACGCACTGCTGCGATCCTTGTAAAGGTTCAGCAGCATGCCAGAGACACGTTTGCCAAACAGGAAAAACTGGAACGCGAACTCCGTGATCTCACCCATGAACTCCGGCAGCTTGTTTCGAAACTGAGGCTGCCAGCATGATCTGACCCGCCCCAGGGAGGGCAGCAGCGCGCCGACCCTCCCTGCCGTTCAGGCTACGAACCGCCCTTCACTCGCTTTTTGATCACCTCAAGACCAAGGTGTGGAACTTGCACCGTGGTAAGGCATCGCGCATAGAGTTCCAGCAGTTCGTCTTGTCGCGCAGTGTCTTCATGTTGGATGAGTGCCAACAGATCAAACGCGACACGTTCTTTCGAGTTGTCCTTGATCTCGATTGGTCCTTGGATCTTTGTCGTATCGGTCATTTGTATTCCCTTGTTAGGCGAGGATAGCCAAGCTTAGCACAACCTAGGGGCGACAGTTCAAGAGGTATCGCTGGAGGCCGGCATCCTCCTCGATCACGACATCCGTGCGGCTTGGTGCCGGCATGTCCTCGTCGTCATCTCTGATCCATTCACCATCACTACCGCCTAACGCTCTGTAGGCAGCTTGTGCCTGACGCACCATTGCCTGGCGCAGTTGGTCATTGGTGATGGTGAGGGAGCGACGCGTATCCAGCCCTTCCAGCTTTGGCGGCCACACGGTCAGTCCTTGGCGTGGTGTCCTCACAAAGGCGCAGCCCTGGAGGCTGAAGCCGTTAGCCTCGGCGGAGAAGTAGGCCAGGATCGTATAGCCATTCCTCCCTGGCTTGGGCTGAGGAACACGTGTCAGGCCAGTGATGGTGACAGAGTTGATGGGGTTCATGGTCTACTCCTCACTGATTAGGATTTGCGAAGCACGCGAAGCAGTCTTGCTCTGTTCGCCATCTGAGCCGTTTCTGATCTCGCGCGCGTATGCCCCGATAAGATCGGTAAGAAAGTAAGATCGAGAGCTAGTCATCCACCCTGCCCTCCACCGCGCCATCCTCTCCATTCCTTATCTTCTTATCGTTCTTATTGGGGGGAGACGTCTGGGTCTCGATAAGATCGGCCCTGTCAGGATGGATGTACCGACCGCGCTTTGCCTTAAGCACCTCTCCAGCCTTCATCATCTTGTAGAGCAGCTGATCGATGTTGTTCCGATCGGCACTCGTTGCGATGGAGATCTCGCGCGGACCCATAGGCTCATCAGCATCATGGAGCGTCGCAAGGATGGCGGACCGCTCGTCGGTCCGCCGCACCTCGGATGCCTGCCCAAGGACGAACCAGCGACAGTCGCCCTTGTTGAACTCGACTGCGCTCTCGATTTCCTCGATGTCGCGGCCTCGCCCGTAGATGGTGGCCCCATTGCTGTCCCGGTCGAGAACAATGGTCGTGTCCGCCGCGCCGGAGAGCCCTAGAGTGCCGCTCACCTTCTCGAAGGGGTCCACATCGCTGCCGCCTTTGCGGGTGTGATGGACCACGACGATTGCGACACGGTATTCGGAGGCCAGCGCCTGCAAGCCTTTGATGGCGTGGTAGTCGGCCTCGTACAGGTTCTCCTTGTCGCCACGGGCCGGTTTGAACATGGCCAGCACATCCACGATGATGAGGCGTGGATACCGGACGCTCCTGATCCAATCCCGGATTGCATCAATCCCGCCCTCATTCGCCCGCGGACATTCGGTGGCATAGTGGAAGTTCTCAGGCCAATCAGCGAGCGGGCCTAGAACCTTGTCCATGCGCTTTTGCAGCCGGCGCTCGTTGTCTTCGAGCGCGAGATACAAAACGTCACCTTGTTCGCATAGGACACCGCCGAGGCAGGACTCGCCCATGGCCACCGCCAAGCCCATCTCGAGCACCAGCCAGCTCTTGCCCAGCTTCGGACGGCCCGCCAGCAACGTGCACCCCTCGGCAATGTAGCCAGGCACCACGTATTTGATCGGTTCGAATTCCTTCTGCCGCAACCGATAAGCGGAAGAAAATCGGACCCTGGCAGGCTTTTCGGCTTGCCTTGGCGCCCAATCGTCCACCTCCACAGGGCCGAGGTCGATATCGGCGAAGGGGTCGTCCTTAAGCGGCGCGTTCATCGGCCCCTCCATGCTTTTCGGTTTTCAGGTCTTTGAGGGTGCCAAGGGCGGCGCGGGTGTAGGCCACCATGCGCCGGATGGCATATTCGAGCCCGGCGTCGTCTCCGATCTCGGCGTAGGTCGCCCCGAGCTCGGCCTGGATCCGTGCCATGGACAGGCTTTCCGCGATGAACTCCCGATAGGCGGCCGGTGTGCCGTGGCTGATATGATTAGCCATAAGCCACCTCCCAGCCTTGGAAGTGGCGCCGGTCGTCACTCCAAATCGGGATGAGACTTGCCAGATGGGGAGCCTTGGCCCTATGTTCGGCCTTGGAAGTTCTATCTTGCTTCCGGGGTTTTTCGCCGCCGTTCCGGGGTCCAGCCGGTGCGGCGGTTTTCTTTTGGGGGCCCACTAGAGGATCCGACGGTGGGACAACCGTGCCAAAAAGCCTTTGAACCGTGTGGGAGATTTGGACTGTCCCACTGTCCGTAAGTTGTTGTTTTTTCTCGTTTGACCTGCCCCGGCCAGGGGCACCATTCCGACGATCCGCAAAAAGTGATGTCGTTGCGCGCCTTCAGGAGAGAAGCCCTGACGGACCTGCGCGAACTTTGGCCTTTACGTCACCTGACGTAGTCGCAAGCGAATCGCCGCTGGTAGCACGCCCGATCATAGGGGCCGAAAGCGTATTTTCTAATCTTGGCCATATGCTTCCATGATCTTCATCGCTCTATTGCCAAGCTGACGCCACATTTACTTATGATTTACGCCAAGGTTTAACCACAGACCTTAAGCATGCGAACAACATGGCCTGAATTGGCAAGGATCTGTCTTCATATCACAAGACAGGCCGACTTGGCCATGTGTATTCGAATCCCTGTTCTTAAGACGTAGATCGAAAGAACGCACCCCACCTCGGCCTACAAAGAAAAAATCCTAAAAGCAGTCCTTTCATACAGGCCGAAAAGACAGAATTACCTGCAATTATACTTCATCAATACCCTCCATTCAGAGAGGGTTCATGAAGGGGCAAACGCATGACATTCTCTGCATCGCAGTGGCAGCCGACCACCTACGACAACGACACGTTCAAGCTCGACAACTATGACTTCATGGTCTCG